TGTCCCAACGAGCTTCAATAACTGGACGCTTGTGGAAGAACTGCGATCCACGAGCAAAGAACATTTTAGTGTAGTAAGAATTTGTTGCTGATTCGTCGGAACCTGTTAAGCGCACACCAAAACCATAATTATTCAAATCACCACTAATCCAATCTTCTACAAGGTGACTTACATCTATTTCTAGATTCTCAAAACCAGTATCAAATGATTGAGTAAAAAGATATTCAGTCGGATTAGCATCAGACCCGGTAATATAACTTCCTCCTGGTTTTGCTACACTAGCATAATCAACCCATTTTTGTTTTCCTGGGTCCGATGAAGCAGATAACCAGTTTGAAGCATCTTCATCTGAATATTCTTCCATGTCCAACCCAAGACCTTCACTCCATGACTGAGATATTGCGGACACAATTAGAGTATAATCTTTTGGTGTTGTTTGGGTGTGCTCGGCATCATACATTTTAAGAAAGAAATTTACACTACCTGATGCTGGAATATTTCCAGCAGTTCTATCTGTGTTAATAGCATCTGTGTTAAACTGGATTAGAATACGAGATAGTTCAGAAGAGTATCCTTCCTCACTAGAACTTACTTGAGCATAAATACTAAAAACCTCAAGAATATCTGACTGACCCATGTTGCCGCTAACCCCACGAGTCTGAAGATTTGCCTTGTAAGCATTTGTAATTGTGTTATCTTTTGTAGCATAGTATCTTTTAATTGCCATTATTGAATAGTTCCTATAATATCTGCGTTTGGAAATTTTACCTCAAATATAGAATCCTTTGGGCAGTAAATAATTCTACCAGTTTTATCTTTATTGTCTTCAACATTAAAATTTGTATCTGCATAAGAAATTCCATTTTTTGTTGTAACAATCACTTCTTCCACATCAAGTACCAAAGGATCGTTTTTAAGAACATTAAAAATATCTGTTATTTTAAATGGTTCGCCTATATCAAAATTCTTTCTATTTCTAAAATAATTTGTTAAAGATTGCTTTGCAGAATCTAATGAACCAAACTTATTTGCATCTGGGTATGACACAATCTTAAAAGAAATCTGTAGATTAATAATTTTTGCATCTAGAATGTCTATTGTATCATTAATCATTTTATATCCAGATAGATGGGTTTTTAAGTTATTTTTTATGGTTGTTGATGCTGTGGAAAGGTTTCCATCAACATCTTCTGATATAACGTATAAATTAATATTTCTCTGATTTAAAGAATCTGAATCTTGATCCGCACTTACTCTTTTGATTGTTCCAAACTTGGAAGGCATACTATAAGCAGCTGTAATTAAGTCTTGTTGTGTTACAATTCTATTTTGCATTGCGTAAGCACCAAAAGCACTTTCTCTTATTTGGTCATTTGAAACAAATGTATTACTTCCAATAAATTGTTCTTCATTGATAACCTCTAGACTCTCTTGGGTTGCTCTTATTTGTAATGCACTTAAGTTGTTTGTTTGTTCAAAATCAAATACAGCTTGATCTACAGATGTTATAGTACCTATGGAGGCATTTGAATTTTGAAAACTATTTTTTCTGTAAATTATTGTCAAAGTTGTGTTACTTGGACTGACGCCAAGAGAATCTGTTTGAGTTAGAACATTGGGATCAAAAGAATTATCTGATATATATTTCTTACCGTGTTGCTCAATAAATACGTTCGCAGGGTCAATAATTTCTTCTACATTTTCATTAGTTCCTGCCCCAAACTGTAAATAAACCTGATCTTCTTCTATAACTGTAACAAATCTCCTTGGAACTGAAATTGGTTTCATAATATTGGCAACAGTGTTTTTATCTGCGTTCTTGTTTATTATAGGTACATAAATTGTATTTTGCGTTAGATAATCAACTTCAAAATAAACGTTTCCAGCAGAGTCGCTAACTGTTACTATTTCCGATATGTTATCGTCTAAAACTCTTATTTTTCTAAACTTTTCATAATTTCCTATACGAACCTCTTTAACGAACAATTGTCCTGAAACTGCTTGACCTCTCGCTCTAACTGCGTAGGTTATTGGAACTCCAGTATCATTGTTAACATCACCAACAACAATCTCATTATTTTCCTGATCTTTAAAGTTTACATCCTCTAATAAAGAAAATGTTTTTCCCCCTCCTGTTTTAAAAATACTACCTGCTTTTAATATTGGAGCATAGTTGTAGTCTGGAGCACCAGATACGTTTGCAGGTATCAAAATAAAAAATGTAAGAGTTCCATAGGATGCTGTTGTTAGTTTTGGTTTATATCCAAGTTGCTGTGCTAACTTAAGTATGTTTTTTCTTTCAATTGCGGTTGTTATAAAAGATTCATTAACTTGATAATCCAAATAAAAAGATAACATATCTCCAATGTAAGACACAGTATCCAGCATTAAAGAACCAAACGAATTAGCAGAAAAATCTCTGTACTGATTTGGATAATATCTTTTAGTATAATTTAGCAAATCACTTTTTATTGATGTAAAATCTCGACTAGTATATTTTATCGATGGTTTTTTTTCTGCCATTTATTTTTTTCCTTTAAAGAGGTTTTGTTTCTATAACCCTTACAGAATCTCTTACGTTTGTTCCTTTAATTGCATAAGTAAGACTAACTGATAAGACATTTGACTGTCCCACTTGTAAGTCTACATTTGCATCTTTTATAACAGACAATGATATTATAGCAACTTGAGGCAAAAATAACCTCATTTGCTCATATATCCTTTGTGTTATTTCAGCTTCAGGAGAGTTTTCAAAAAGATAATTTCTCAATCCTACACCATACCTAGCAAGCATAATTCTTTCACCTGGGGCAGTTAACAAAAGCATTTTTATGTTTTGTCTATAATTGTCTTTTATGGTTTTTATTAATCCATAAAACTTATCCGTTTCATTATATGCAAGGGGCAATTGAGCATCAATACCAACAGACATTTTCGTTTCTCCTTAGATTAATTAGATTAAAAGTAGGTTTTAACACAATTATGTGTCATTAGGATCACCACAATTTAAACTATCATTAATCTTATCTTTTTCTTCGTCCTGTTTGCCAAGAAGTTTTTCTATATCGTCTATCGCGCCACTATCATCAAGCAATTTTGCAATAATTCCAAGAGGAGTAAGTGGTCCAGGGACAAACCACGGTGTTTTCCAAGTTGGATCGCTCATATTTGCCATCATTTTGATAAACATTTCTATTATAAGAGATAGTAAATCCATATTGACCGTTGGTATTTCTAATCCTAATAAATCTATTGCATTGTTCTTTTTATAAAATTCCTTATCTTCCCCTCTTTTTGAAACATCAATAAGAGGCATTAATCCTGCTTTTATTATTGCTAGTGTTCTAGAAAAACCAGCATCCAAAGTTGGATATCTTTTTTGTATTACTTCAGTAACCAAAACCGATACAAAAGATAATATACTTTCATATTGTAAATTTTCTGTTAATCTTGCAAAAGATATTGATTCAGAAATATAAGCATATAAATCACTTGGAAATGGAGTCGGACTATCGTATGGTGCTTCGTGATTTTCTAAACCTTCGGTTATGTTACCTGGGTTAAATTTTCCACCCTCTAGCACGCCTCTGCGGAGGTCACTCATCTTGTCCCCGTAAGAATACAATTTTAAAACAGTAGTTGAATTTAGCACTTCGATTATGGATTTAGAAACCGCATTATCAGAAGATACATCATCTGGATTATATTTATGTATAAAATAAACCAATGGTAATTTAAAAAACATTTTTCCTGGTGTTTTTGAACCCACTGGTGTCTCTTCTTTTAAGAAGTATTTTTTATCAAAAACTGCCTCTGCAAATCCTTCTTTGAAAGAAATTGCTTGATCTGAATTGGGATCTAAGTTTGAAATACCCGCTGCAAGCATAATTCGCTCATAGATTAATTCGGTCGGTGCGCCTTCTTCTATTGGAATCAATAAATTAAGAGTGGTATATCCATTAAACTTTTTATAAAATAAGTTTTTTTGTAAAATTTGATTCAATCTTATTTTTTGTTCAGTGGTGGCTTTATTTTTTGCTTGCTTGATAAAACCGTTTAGTTCCATTCTATACTCATCCATGCTATCTTTTCCATATATAGCATTAAAATCACCAACAGAAATTCTTCCTTGGGTATTTGCTACGATATCGTCTACCACAATTTTTCCAGTCATAAGTTGATTTTTAGTAAATTTACTATAACCACCAATTAAATATTTGAATAATCCTTCTTGAGATGAATTACCATGTGTATACGCATTGCCACCTGCTGCTGCTCTCGATGCAAATTCAAATGCAGGTTGAGAGTATTTTTGCATTTCAAGTGCTGCATCAAGTGCAGCGCCAGCGGCGATGTCGTCCCCGAGGTACGCAGTCGTTAGTGCTGCCCCCTGGAGTGTTGTGGCAGCAGTAACTGCTGCCGCTGCTTCTGCTTGAGTCGGCAATAAACTATAAATTAAATTATAATCATCAATCATAGAGAATGGTTTAAGTTTTTTACCACCATCAAATCTTATATTTGAAAATTTATCTACATCCTCTTTATATATTGGAGATACTTCAAAACCTTGCTCTAAAAAGAATCCACCATTCTTTAATCGATCAGTGCTTGTATAATATCCACTTGGCACAGTAAAGTAATAATTTTCTCTATCTACTTTTACAACAGTTGGTGGGTCAACCACTTTCAATGCTTTATTTTTATTACCAGTATACTCATCTATTCTAAGAATGTTTGCCAACAGGGATTTTGTGACAAAATCGGTTTTAAAAATATAATTTGAATATTCAGTTTTCTTTACCTCATTATAAGTTTCGACTGCATTTGCTTCACCCTCGATAGCGGAAAGATCTTCAAGAAATTCACCATCGATTTCTCCCTCGAAAGCGTCTGTTAATTCATAACTGTCTTGAGCTAAAATTCTATCAGTAAATCCAATATTGTATATTCCTGCGTCATTAAGAATTGAATTCATGTGATCTTTTGCAAATGAAATAGTTGAAGTTATCAATTCATTAAAAATTTGATCTGAGGTGACACTACTGATATTTTTAATATTATTATTTGCCGCGTATTCAATGCGTAAATATTTCATAAAATCAGTGTCATCTGGAAACCCCTGTCTAAGACTAATTGTCTTATTTTCACCTTGTGCACCAAAATACATTTGTTTTTTAATTTGAGATTTTAAATATTTCAAATAAAATGAATCAAGTGAATTATTTTGATTATTTCCCGCTAATAAAGCATTAAAACCGTATGCACCAAATACAAATATACCCTTTAATATCTCATTTAATGTTAGAACTCTCAAATATAATTTTATAAAAGAAGAAATTTTCGCTATTTCAGGTGGAGATGGGGTAACGTCCATACCAAATAAACATTGAATGTTGTCTGACGTTTGTTCTACACTATTGAATATATCCTGTGTGTATAAAAGACTTTTGGCACAAGCATTTTTTCTACTTAATTTTAAATTATTAAAATTACTTCTCTTGAACAATCCTTGTGTAGAAATAAATTCTGCATGTTCTTTTATTATCTGTGATGTTATTTCTGTAAAAAATGAAATAGAATTAGAATCATTTACAAAGAATTGTTTTAATGCATAGTCATATTGTGTTTCACTAGAACCAGCAAATAAATTATCTGTTATTTTTTTATAGTCTTGATTTGCTTTTAGTGGAGTAAAATATTCTACATTATTATTGTCGTTTCCAACTCTTAATCTCACTGTTCGTGGTGGAATTATATCTGTCCGCTCACTAATTTGATTTTGATATAAATTTTCAGAAAAATTAAATGATAATGAGATTTTATCATTTTTGATATAATTGGTTGTTAAAGAAATAACCTTGCCATCTTCCTGTCCGTCTGGTACTTCTATGTTGAATTTAGTTCCAAATCCTTCCAAATATTGTTTCGCGGATCTTGCAACAACACCAGTTTGTTTTGACTGTTTCTCTAGTTTTTCCTGAATCTCTTCTATTTTTGGGATTGGAAAATCACCAACCCCTGGAGGCTTAAATGTTGCCAACATTGCATCTACAGTATTGAGACTTGTACCAAATAAGGCGTCAAGTTTAGACCCAGGGTTTTTCAAAGCATCGATATTGGTTATATTATTCGTAAGAATTATTTTAAAGTTTAATATATCTGTTTCAAAAACATCTGTTATAACCCCATAAGAAGATTTTAACTGCTTATCTTGCATATATTTCGCGCTTGGGTGCATTGAACTTGCAAATATTGGTTTTTGTTCTTTTAATTCCGCTTCTGGACCACAAAAAACAGGTGGAAAATTATTGGACAAGTCAGTCAAATCTTTAATATTTTCTAAAAGATTTTCTATCGCCTTATCTTCTTTTCTCAATATTTCACTTACAATTGCACGATCTGCCTTAGTTAACAATTCGCCAACTAAAGCTTCATTCGAAATTGGTTCACATAATTGAGAAATTATTTTTTTTGTATTTTCAATTCCTTGTACCGCTAGAACACATTTTTCTTTATCTATAAAAGGAGATAAAAGTGCAAAAACAGTTATCAAGTTGCCTTTTGAACCGATTGATTTTTTTAATTTTTCATATTTTGATAAACCCAATAAACCAGACCAAATCTTATCCATTATTGAATTATTGATTAATCCACTTGCATCCTCACTAAATAAAGAACAAGTTTCAGATACAGTTAAAACTTCTGACAATTCAGATATAAACTCACTAATTTCTTCTGGTGGTCTATCAACATAACTTCCAATATCATTTACGACATCTGGGTCGGTAATTGTGTCATTAAGAAAATTTGGAGTAAACGGAAAAACGGGTGTCACATCTTTTGGAAAATCCACATTTGGTGGTTTGGCACTTAAATTTGCAAAATCTGACTTGCTTGACCCTTCACATAATTTAGCAATCTCTTTCAAAATAGAAGATATCATCTTAACAATATATTCTTTAACAAAATCCATTAATGTTTCTTTTAGTTGTTCTGACCAATCACCAGTTAAATTAACACCTTTATATTTTTCAAGTGCATCTTCAACTGATTTTCCAACTGATTCGAATGGATTTGATAATTTTGGCGCACCTTTAAGCAACTCTTCTGTTTTGTCAACAATCTCGTCTAATTCTTTTTGATATTCATTTATTCCAGAAGTTACTTGAGAAAGATAACTAGTTGCTTGATTAAATGCCTCTTCTGCTGTTTTTTGTGCATCATCAAGAACATTATTGAACTGCTGAGTGGCATCTTTTATTATTTTATTTGCTTCATTTAATGCACTATCAATAGCATCGTCTATAGCATCTTCAGCGAGATCTGTAGCTTTACCAATAAAAGAATTTATTTCGTTACTGCTCAGAAAATCAGTTAAATTCAATTCATTTAAGTCTAAACCAAATCCGTCTAGTCCACCTAAGTCTCCTAAATTTAAACCACTAAATTTAGCAAAACTGCCCAAACTCATATTTGATAAATCGCCCAGAGAACCTAAACTTAGTCCTCCTAAACTTGATAAACTACCTAAATCAAAATCCCCTAAACCTAAAGAATCTAAATCAATTCCACCCAAACCCAAAGAAGACAAATCAGTGACTGCCACCGAAGACAGATCTACTCCTTTGATTTTTCCAAGACTTTTATTTATCGTTTCATTAATGCTTACTTTATATTTTCCTGCGTATTTTTCAATTAATTTATAACCTTTGTCTGCTAATTGCTCAACATCAGATTCTGATTTAACACGATCTTCTGTACCTTCAATAAAATTTTCTGCTGCTTCATATATTTGAATTACCATTTGACCGGCAGCAGGTAAAGAGGAAAATATAGCAATCGAAATCAAATCCTTATTTATATTATTTTTTGCAAACAAACTTAAAAATACATTTTTTAAAGTTTCTAGATTTTTTGAAGTGTCGCCAGGACTAGTACCACTAGAAAGAGAAACACCAGAAAGATTAATTTCTTTAGCAATTATTCTTTGCAAAACTATACTTTCTGGTAGTTTTGAACTACTGAGATATGACATTATTTTGCCGATCTCTTCTTTTCTAATATTTTTTATAATGATATCTCTAACTTTATCAATTGGATCGTCTAGATATTTTTTAACACAAGACATGGCAATTGAAACAATTTCAGACAATGGGACTACATTTAGAACTTCATTGTATACATCGTTAGTCGTTTTGATCTGATCTGCATTTTTAATTATATTCAAAAATGCAGCATCCGTTGTCTGAATAAAAGAACCATCAACTAACGAAAAGATCTTTTCCTTTAAATCTTTCGGAATTATACTTTCATTTTCTACATCTTCTGTTTTTTTATAATTTACCTCACCTTTATTATATACTTTTTTTCTTATACTTCTTTGTGGTGTGTTTTTTAATTGTGACTCTTTTGTATAATCCACCAAGTAAGATTTAACAAAAATGTCAACTGACATATTCTCACCATGTTTACGATAATCCTTTGCTATAGAATCTATGTTATACAATATATTTCTAAAATTATTTGAACAAACCTCATTAAAATACGTTGCAGACGGGGTTTTCCAAGGAGCATCAGGATTCAATTGTGCTTTTTTTTCTGGTGTATTTGTGACAAATGATTCTGCAGAATTTTGTGCTTCAAGTTTACTTGATAAATTAGTTGGTTTGTATCTCTTAACTGAGGCACCTCTTTCATTAAGATAATAAATTCCAGTGTTTTTACCGGTACTTGGATTAAAAGTTGTGAAAGAATAATCAATGTATCCATTTTTAGCAACAAAATCATTTTGTAATTCATATCCAAGACAATTTTTTGCTAGAAAATAATAATAATCTCTAACTTCAGTTATGTGACTGTCTAAGTCAACTATATATTTGTCTTTTGGCTCTAGTTTTTTATTTTTTTCTGATATTATCTTCAGCAACTTCATTGTTGACTGAAAATGATCAAGATAATCGTCCCCATTTTCAAGTTTTGGATATTTTTTAGAACCAACGTGATCATATAAATTAAAAGATTTTATTTTAAATCTAGAGTTTGAAGAATTTAATCCAACTGTCGAAGCAGAACCTTGAATCAATCCTTTGAGAAGTTTTTCTGTTTCAACATCTACCGCAACAATTGTTTGAAAGTAAACCAAAGAACCGGATTCTTTTTTACCTGTAGGTATTGCAAAATCAGTAATTGATATATTAGCAAATAAAGATTCTTTTATTTTTCTAAGATTAGTATCTTTTCCACCTCTTAAAATTTGACCACCAACATTATTTGGTAATGATTTACAGTATTCCAATAAAGCATGTTGCTTTATACTTGAAACAAAGGCAGTATTTTTAAACAATTCAAAAGATAATTTACCATCAAGAACATTCGCTTTCTCCATAAACAGACGTTGTGGACCTTTCACAACTACGTGGTGATATTCTTTTATGGCATGAGGTAGCGTAGGGGCATATGTAAATTTTTTTAAATATGGTTTTTTTACTAGTAAATTAAATTGTGTCCCCGGTGGTGGACTAACGATAAAACTCGCATTTATAAAAGTATTGTCAAGAAGTTCGGTAATGTCAGGTGGTGTATTTTTTGGTATTTTAGAAGTATCTGATACTACAGAATTTAGTGCATTGGAAAACTTAGAAATATTGCCTATTGGAACATCTGTTGGTTTTATTTCTGCTTCTTTAAAAGTTGTAACAAGTAAACGCTTATAAGAATCAGAAATTTCTGGTGTCAAACCAGAGGATATTTTATTGTAAATTCCAGAACTTATTATTTCTGATATTTCTTTTAATGTTGTTATCTGCTGGATCTGCGTATTCGTTTCCCAATTAACTGTAAAAGGATTCACAGATGGTTTTGCTTCTATCATACTCATATTTTTGTCTACTCCAAAAAATTAATTAGAAAAAATACTCTTGCTACCCGCTTGGTTTGTGCCAAATATTTCAGTTGAATTTACTTGTGTTATTGTAGATTTAAGTTTATTCATTACATTATCTTGCTTAGAAATCATTTCTTGTGCTGAACATTTCATTCCCGCTGCCATTAATGAAAAACTGGGTAAAGTTTGACCAGCATTTATTGCAAGAGGATTGAATGCGCCAAGTAATCCAACCAATTGACTAAAAGAATCTGGATGTTGATGATTCATAACCTGTTGATTAAACTCAAATTGTGAAGTCATAAAAAAATCTAAAGTAGAATTTAACTCATCTAATCTTTTATAAATCTTCTCTATCGATTTGTTGTTTGCACTAGCCTTAGTTGATGGTTGCATACCACTATCTCTATTTCCTGCTATCAATTCTATTCTTGGAACTGATCTAACTCCACCGCCTAAAGAATTTTGATCATCAACTCTGCTTATTAATTTTATGCCCTCTCTACCAACTATTCGAATAACATCTGCCTTAGCAACAATTGCGGACCTAGCAGTTGAAGAACCGCCTTTTCCAGAAGTTAAATTAAAGTTAACATCTGCATCTGTTTTTTGTTCTATATAAATCATTGCCGCATCTCTATATAAATTAGGATCAGCATAAAACAGTTTTTGCTTTTCTCTCTGTGGAGATATTTCAGAAGAAAGGGGTCTTGCGGACATTGGTCCAGCAACTATGCTAATTGATCCAGCGCCAGTTTCTCCACCTCGTCCTGAGTTTCTTTCTCCTGGTCTATCATACCCTTGTTTTATATAAGTATTTCTTGGACCCTGAATTAAACTTTCTCCGGGTGTTTTATTATATCGTACCTTAACCTCATCTAGTTGTTCACCATTTATTCCTAAATTCAAATAACTATTTTTACTTGTATTGAGGATTGCTTTTGATTTATTAGATAAGTTTTTGGTATCAAATGCTTTTTTAAGACCCATGTGTTCTCCTATTATTTATTACCACCAACTACCGTAAAGTTCCAAACCCCTTTTATCTTTATTAACCGCACTTGGTTTTGCTTTTTTAAATTTATTCTTTTGCCAGTTCGCCTCAAAGGTTGCATAGTCATCTGCTTTGTCTCTGCCTATTTGCAGATATTTTTCTTCTTTTGCAATTCGATTTACTACATCATAAGAGGTTGTATGTTTATTATTTGTTGCTAAATGTTCAAAATGCCACCATTCTGCACCAGGGAAACCCTTTAATGGCAATCCTTGAGAAATAGATCCTTCAGATAATCCATATTCCGCTGCTTTTGCTTTTGGAAAATCAAAAAACGGTGCCGACTTACCTTTATTATCTTTTGCTCCGATAGGTGTAAAACCATGCTTAAACATTATTGCTGTCAAATCTACAAAAGGTCCAGTTGTTGGTCTGAAAAATAATTTGCCTTTTTTATCTTCAGGATTTTTTCTTATATATGCAGCATTGATTGTTATGTGCGGAACTTGATTTCCCGGCATCGAATCCCCGACATACCACTCATCTTTTTTTGATGAGATGACCTTTTTATTTGCTATAAGGTTATCTATTCCAGAAAATCCTATACTTCTTGCATATATTCTCCAATATAATCTATTTTTATAAACAAAATCAGGTGTACAAACATATACATCCTGATCTGGATCAGTTAATGACGCAGCTGGAGCAAGATCTATCGCTAATCCCAACCAGTGATTGCCTGGAGGGGAATCTTTATTCGCTTTTAGTGGTCTTCTAGTGCTATCAAAATAGAATACACAACCTAAAGATCTCAATTCTCTGCCAACAGCATTTGCATATCTAGCAACGTCCTTTCTCATGTATTCTTGACTAACATTAACAACACTATTAAGGGGTGTATTCGGTCCTATTTTATTATTAGGATTGATTACGGGAGTGCTATATGCAGGAAAATGACTTCCTTCGCCGCCTTCAGGAAAATACATTTTATTATTACGTTCATTAAATATTTCTTTCGTAATCCCGTTTGCTTTATTCCATTTCCTCGAACCGTACTCACTGGTGTTGTGTGCAGCGAAAGAGGCAGGACCATATCCTGTTCCTCCGACCGACCCTGCTGAACCTACCGCTACAATTTCTCTTATGACTATATCAGACCCTATGTAATCACTTGATGTTAATGGTATAATACCGCCAATCGCTGAAGCATATGCTCCTGGTTCTCCTGGTGTACTGCCGAGCGGAACAGGAGAACCAGGAGGACCACTGACACCTGGAGCACCATATGAACCGCATGGACCAGGAGCAGCAGCGGGTGCAGGTTGTGCAACATTTGGAGTTGCATTTGCAACTTCTTGTGCTGACGGTTCCGCAGGAGTCGCTGATGGTTGCGGAGCGCCAACTGATGCTGCGCCTCCTGGGGTTGTTCCTGTACCAGTACCTTCTAATTGCTCTTTTAATTTAGTTAGAAATGGTTTAAAAACTTGTCCGATTTGAAGATAAGCTTGGTCTCCTTCTTCTTTGCCTTCTAATGGAGTTCCACCAAAAAATTCCTTTCCTTGTGGATCAACCGTATAATAATCACTGATAAGAGAATCATAATGCTTCTTAACTGTTAAATATTTCATAAGCGGCGCAATTTCAGCAGGTACATCTTCAGGACCACTATAAAATGCGGCAGCTGCCTTATAAATTAAGATTGGATTTTGTCTAACATAATTCTCAGGCAAAGCACCCGTTGGCGAAGGATCATTCAATAATTTAAATAATTCCTCATCACGATTTGTATTTTCTGGCGCTGGCGCAGGTGTGGGTTCAGGTGTGGGTTCAGGTGCCGCTCCACCAGCAGGGGGCGTAGGTGCTGGTGTCCCTCCCGCTGGTGGAGTTGTACCAGTGCCTGTAGGCGTTGTACCGTCTGCTGGTGCTGGAGTTGTACCATCACCTGGAGGTTTTGTATCGCCAGTTGGTGCTGGTTCGGGTGCATTTGCCTCTGCAACATCTTTACCTTTAGAAAAGTTTACGAAACTTAGTCCTTCTCCAGTGAATAATATTTGTGTATTACCTGCGGTTCCTGGTACTTCTTGTTTTATTCTAACTATTGCTTTTTGTGGTGGAGGAGATGCTTGTGGGGTTGCAGTTGCGCCTCCAACAATATCAGCAGTTTGCCATCCACACTCTGTGTGACTTGCATCTAAAATATATATTGGTATACCATCTGGATAAAGAAAAGAGTGTCTTTCTTCATTTCCTTTTTTTGGATACTCTGGTGCCTTTGCCCAAGAGAACTCTAATGGTTTTGATAACGCCGAATTTGGTTTGCCCTTGGTTTGTACCACCCAACTAACCATTCTCTTCCAAACTTCTCTACCAGCAGTTCCAAAAGTATCGTTTTGCACTTCTCTTGCAAAATTAATGTGGTCTTTATTTCCATAATCTGCGTCTAAATATCTAAAAACTTTAAATTTTTCAAATGCGCCTGACGGGTTTAGTCCGTGCGCGTGCGCTCTCAACCAAGATGACCCAAATTGTGATAGTGGACTGCCGCCGCCTGACCAACCATAGGCACGAATAGATCTTATATTTGGATAGTCATCAAAACCAGTTACTGCAGCAGTCGGGTTAACCTTGCTTCGAAGTTGATTCATTATGTCTGATATAATATTTGATTCTATATAGGGATTTTTTACACTACCTTCATTTCCTGGTGCGCCGCTCATCCTTGGAGCAATAAAAATAATATTTTCATTTGCTGGAAGTCCTGGTCCTTTATCAATAACTGCCTTTGCTCTATCTCCTAATCCACCATTTCCATGCAACCATAGCATTATATCCACTGGGGCACCAAAATCATGATTTTTTGGTTGGAATACCTGTACTTTACCACCAGGGTATTTATTGTGTTTGGATGTGAACATGTGTTCGTCACAATCTGCGGTCCTAATAACACCTGTGTTACCTGAAGGGGTTCCACCGTCCCCAGAAACATCAGGTCCGGTGCCTCCTTCTGGGGTCAAAGAAAGTATTTTTGTTGTAAAAATGTCTTTCCAAAGACCTTCGTTACCAATCCACTCTGCTAAAAATTCAGCTACGCCATTGTCTGTTTTTTCAACACCTTGTGTTCCAATGGTGACTTCTTCCGTGGTTCCATCAACAATTACTTTTTCTGGTGGCGTTCCAAGTGTTGTTGGTTCAATTAAGTCTGGATTAAAATTTATGTTATAAGTTGTCTGACTTGTACTGATTAATTTTAAAATACTTGGTTGTGCAAGAAACTCTTCTGCATTTGTAACTGTTATTTTTGCACTAGCATATGGACCTAAATCCTCTTCCACTACTGGGGCGGGTGCATTATTGGCATTACCGGCGTTCCCAACCGTTGTATTTACAGCGCCCACCTGACCGCATAGACCTGCAGCGGCACCTGGACCAAAACCTCCACCTGGGAGTTTTGCGCCACCGCCAGCGAGTGGGTTCTCGAAAAGAGGATCTTCAAAAGAATCAGTATCAGCAAAGGAAACCTTAACAGGTGCCATATATGTTGGTTCTTCGCCCTGATAATCATACCTTTTGAAGACACCTTTACGACTTGCAAGTAATTTTTCAATCAGTGCTTCAAATTCTTTTCCAGAGGGTTCAGATGGCAAAGAATCTTTGTCAATGTGATGAAGTTCTGGAACATAAACAAGACAAATAAATATATCATTTTTTATATCAGAAAAATTTTCAAAATTAGAAGAAACATAACTTGCCAAATGGGAATCAAAAAGGAAATCACCCTCCAGGTAATCTATTTTTTTTATAAAAAACCCATCAAACTCTTTTCTTGTTCTTAGAGTATTTGGTACCGCACTTTCTTGTACTACTTTTCTAACATATCCAATAGAAGAATCATTAAAACTATCGTATAGTATTGAATCTCTAGATATCCGAGACATTATTTTTCCCCCTGAATTACGTCAAAAAGTTCTCTTTTGTCGTCTTCTGATAGTTCGACGCTGGCATCAGTTTTCTTCGCCATAATGGACGTAAGTTTTACTAATTGTTCATTGGATCTTTGTAAAGTCTCGACATACTTTGCTGCGATTAAACCAAGGTCTTTGTGAGTTTCTTGACCATTGGTTATTTCCGCAAAGACTTGTGTGAGGAGTGTAGAGGTAATATCACGATCATCACGGATATTACTGATTGCTTCTTGAATATAATTTTCTAAATCTTTTACTGATCGTCCCATTCTTTTTTAAACTCCGCATACCTCTTGCGTACTTTATTTAGAGAACTTACGACTTGTTTCGTATTTAGTCCGGTTATTTCTCTAATATACAAGTAAATAGCTTTTTTATTAAAAATTTCTATATTGTTTGCTTCGTTAAAAAGAATCTCAATCGCTTGAATTGTCTTTACTTCATTTTCTCGAAGGGGCATTTTTTTCCAAGATTGTATTTCTTTGTTCAGGTGAGAAAAGAATTCATGTTTATTTCTATCATCAATGTAGGTATTGTGAACTACGAGTTGTTGGATTGTTGTAGTATTGGATTTATCTGACTGCGAAAGAAAGTATTCTTCCAGATGTGTTTCTCTTTTTGCTTTCTTAGAGGTCTTTTTAACCTCTGCTATAAACCAGTTCTTGGAAACGACGCTGAAGTAGGTAAATGCTTTTGATCCTTTCTCTGGGTCGAAGTTGTTGAGAACTGTAATCAACCAGTTCTTACAGTCGTCTTTGAGAGAATCAATATTAGGGAGAGAAGTGAACTTGTAGGTGTAGACAATCTTGTCCACCATTTCATCAAACACTGGTCCGATGAATTCTTTATAAAGTTCATTACGACGCTTGGGATTTTGCGTAGAACAATATTCTACAATAGCATCTTGGTGTTCTTTTCTAAAATAATGGTTTTTAGTTCTCTTCCTCGCCATAGTCTTCTTCCTCTTGTCTTAGGACACGCTGAAAACTTTGGCATTCCTCCACGAGTGCTTTTGAGTGACGAAGTAAATTACCAAGGGTTTCGTCACCATAAAAACGTTCAAGACCGTGAACTATGTCTATATGGTTTTGATATTCTTCTAGAGTTTCGCTGAATTTATCCAACTCTTCTTGAAAGGTTAAGAACCTTCTTAATAGTTGTGTAATATACCAGATAAAAACTATGTTGAGAATAACTGAGAGGGCCAAGAAAAGGTGTGTCATCTGCTACTATCTAGTTCCTTTTTTTGATTTTTGAGATCTTCTTTTGAGTTCTCAATAAATTCTTTGGTTAAATCGCCAGTTTTCTTTGCTTTTTCTTGTTTATTTCCACTGTAAGAAAAGTCTGATGGTTTTCTTGCGATATTTTTAGAATCGCACCAAGAGCAATTTTCTATAGTTTCGCACATTAAGTGGCTTGTTTTCCACTCGCCTAAACAATCTCCACATTGATAAACATAAATTGGCAATTTAAAACCCTCCTAGTTACTTTGGTTGATCTGCGATAACATCCCAATCATGAGATGTTTCTTCATTAACTTTAACTAGTGGTGGATTCAAAACAACAAGACCTTCTGGTGAATTGGTCATTTTAAAACCTTCTAAAACTGGAACAATATCAGATTGCTCCATTAGGGATTTTTGTAGTGCCATCATAAGAGCGCCAATTGCTTGCTTTGATAAATTTGTGTGTTGTACGTCAGTCATATTATTTACTCCTTTGAGTGTTATTAAACTCAATTGATTTTTCAAGCATTTCAAACATTATATCTTGTTTTTTTGAAAAGTTTAATAACTCTGTGGAATCTTTTGGTAAGCATTTTCCACCATAACCAAATTTTCCGTCTGGACCAGGGACCATTGTATGTTGTTCCCCAACCCATTCTGCTCTAGCAAAATGCTTTCTAAAGTTAGAATAATCAATATCTTTCTTCTCACAAAGGTTAAAAATATGGTTACAATAAGAAACTTTTAAACTATAAAACGTGTTTCTAGCTAATTTGAGTAGTTCTATCTCTTCCCACTTTTCAGTCTCAAAAAATTGTATATTTTTATTATTATGGTGATTATAAAATTTAGAGTATAACTCTTTGACTTTTTGTGTGTGTTCTTTTGGTCCTGATAGGTATAATTCTGTTTCATTGACAAAATCTTGCATTGCAGTTCTTTCGGTAAGAAACTCTGGATTGAATACAATATTGTCTAAATTATACTTCTTAGACAACATATCACATGTGCCCACAGGAATTGTGGACTTAATAACAATGGTGGAGGAATGATTATTTAATTCCTTATAACGAACCAAGCACTCTTCTAAAATAGAAGTATTCAATGTTCCATTTTGCAAATCTGTTGGAACATTTACAAAAATAATATCACAATTATAAGTTTTCACTATATGATCTGTTGAATTATAATTTTGATTATTTGGATCATATATCTGCAAATTGGCTACGACAGAAAGTTGACTTACTGCCTTACCAACAAATCCAAACCCAACAATGCCTACATCATTCATGCCACAACTCTCTATTTAAAAATTTACATTTGTTTTTATTCCAAAGATTGTTTTTGTAAAAATGCCATTTATAAAGACAATGATTATTTAAACAATAATCCTCCGTATATCTATACAATTTTGAACTTTTGTTTTGCTTATCTTTAAGAAATTCATTTGAAAACCAATCGTCCGCGTTGGTGTCAAAACATCCTTTCATCATTTCATTAATGTACTCGCTATCTTTTGACAAATAGTTTAATACATGATCAAATAAATTACAAACTATACTTATATTGTGTGAGTTACCATAAAACCAATGATCTGACAATCCTGCGTTTATTTGACTCCAATATGCACTATACACGCTATCCATTTCTAAAGTTGGATCAAAATCTATGTAACTGGTTTTATTTTTACCGTGATTGTGATAACCAACATCAAATCTACTAGTAACTACGCAATCATATTTTTTACCAGTTTCTGACTCATAAAGCAACCTTAAGTCGTTACTTTTTTTTCTAGTGTAGAGAAAACTCAAAGTTTTAAATATATCGCCTCGACTACCACTAAATCTACTCATATCAAGTTGAGCGATCTTGTTTTCAAAAAGTAATTGCTCTTGAAAGATCATTTTTTTTGGATTAAAAAGATCAATAGTTTCTTTCTCCAAAGACTTATCCCAGCAGTGAATAAACACATCAGGTTTATGCACCATAACTTGATCAAAAAGATGTTTATAATTTTCTTTTTGACCTTGACCGGCGTATATAGTGCTACCTTTGGGATAACCAAATAGACATAAAGCAATATTCATATTTTTAACTGTGTAATTTTACTTGTTCGTCATACCATTCGGACTCTTCTTTATAAATGTCTTGTTCTTGCAAATCATCATGATCAAAATTAATAATACCGCCGAAGCTTTTTGCAAATGATCGTTTTACAAGAAAAGCCATACCAATTCTACAATATGGTTGAGTGCCGGGACCGCCTCCAAAGGGCAAATTAATGATGTCAAAAGTCCCATCGTTAAACTCTTTATACAGATCTAAAACAAATTTTCTGGGACCAGTATGAGAAAAAGTATCATGAAAGACGATTGTTCCCTCTGGTGATAAAAGTGGATACACTTTTAAAAAATCATTTTTTGTTCCTTCATATGAATGACACCCATCAATGAAAGCAAAATCAATTTCTCCACCGGTATCTTCGCGTAATATATTAGAAAACTCATCACTTCTTGTGTCAACTTTTGTTAACTTAAAAGTGTCTTCATCATATCCTCGACTAATTAATCCACTTCTTATAGTATTTATATCAGGAGTAATTGGTATTTTTCCACCCGAATAAGCACCGATTGGACCAAAAAAATCATATCCATAAACTTTTCCACCAATTTTAGAAGCAACTTTACACAATTCATGTGTGGTGTTACCATATTGCACACCTATTTCTACTATAGTTTTATAATTGCAAAAATCAATATAACTTGATAAAAGAGGAGCCCAATTGATGTCTGGATTTATATCCTTATCGTTATTGTTTTTAAGTTTCATTTTTATTATATTCTTTGTCTTGCAACTTATAAAATTAAATTAGCGCCGTCCATATGAAAATCATATGAAGTTTTTACAGAAAAATCATGAAGCGATACTCCAATCCTATTCATCTTATCATAGACATCCTTTGGTACAGTAATGATATCGCATCCACTTTTTTCAGCGTGTAGGATATCTAGAACTCTTTGACAACCAGCCCACAAAATTTTTACATTATCATTATTTCTAAATTTAGAAACTGCGTAATTTACAATATCAAAAGGATCAGCACCAACATCGCCAATTCTACCACAAAAAATAGAAACTATAGTCATTTTATCCGAGGTGTTTAAAAATTCTAAATTATCAATTTGATCTTTTGTATAAACGCATGTGGTATTAATATTTAATTTTTTATCCAGAACCATTTCTTTTACTAAACCTGTAAAATCTTCTCCATATGGTCCAACAACTGGTATTTTAACAAATACTTCTTCCCCAAAAGAAGATATTTTTAGTGCTTGTTCTCGACATTCGTCTAAAGTTTCACCAAAAACTTGAAATGAAACAGGTTTTTTATTAACATTCAGTTCTACAGTTTTTTCTATAAACGACTCATAGTCTGTAATTTTTGATTTTTTAAGAAAACCAATATTAGTTGTTACGCCATCTGCGGTATTTATATATTCTTCAATATAGTCACTTCCATCATAATAGATATCAATTTTACTTTTCATTGAACTCTCCATCTCTAAAGTTTAATTTATTTAACCATGCGGTTGCCATTAATAAGGCAAATATACCATGATCTCTTCCCATTTTTAATCTAAAAGGCGTAAATCGTATGAAATAGGTTGACATATAAAAAATGCAATCTTCAATCGTATCGCTGGTATACGGAAGGATTGATTTTATTAATTCCAATGAGTCGCTAGTTGCCTCGAACCAACGAGAGTCGCATATAAAGTTATCTCCATCTATGAATATTTCTGGATCAATTAAGTTCCATTCAGAATATCTAGCCAAGATTGATTGAGATAGTTTCCCCAAATCAAGTTTGTGAGTATCCATATATTTAGAACCATCCATATCAATTAATTTATAAGTATCATTAATTATATTGTATAAAATATTCTCTAATGTTAGATCTCCATGTACTGGTGTTAATCTTGAAGGGGCAAACTTTAAAATAGATGTGGAATTAAAAACGTGTTTTAAATTTTTGTGTGCAACACCATTTATTTTCAACTCGTCTGAACTAATAATCTTTTTCATATCTTTATCTTTAGACGAAAAAAGATTGAGTTTTTTGATAATTTTTTCGTCTATAAAGTTATTGAATGTATCTTTAGATTGTTGTGGTGTTAAATCTTTTCCGTAGCAATATACATTTTCTTTTAATTTATTTATTATCCTTCCTAGTACTTGCTTTTTTGTATTCTTTGGAAAATTATCTAATTTATAAAAGTTTTCCAAATACTCCATGTCATAATAGCATTGTAAATTATTTTCTACTAAACATAAAGTCTCTGGACATATATTGTTAATAAAAAAGTTAAATCTTTCTAGGTCTTTAAACTGTCTTTTTAGAGTATTAATATGTTTATCACTATCTACAATATTTTTGTTTACGCATTTTCTAATAAATTTTTTTCCTGACCCATCCTCAATTAAGAATGTTGAAGCGCCGGAATTGGCGCTTAAGTCTTTTAAAATTTTCTGCTCATTTGAATTTAAAATACCACTTATGTTAACTTCTAATGGTTCATTTCTAAAATTTTCAAATGAATTTGCTTGAGTTGTAAAAGGTTTTGATGGTTTCCTATCATTTACTAAAAATCTAGGTCCAGACGCCAATCCAGTAACCAAATGATCATAAGGTATATTTAACTCTTTCAAAAGATTAATAAATTCTTTTTTATATTTAGTACTTCTAGCTGTCGTTAATACTATTTTATGTTTATCTTGCTTTAATTGTCTTAAGAAATTTATATTGTCCTTAAGGGGAGTATTATCATCTAAAACGTTAGTTGAATTATCTTTGTGTTTAAGTAACACACCGTCTACATCAAAGAAAAATGAACATTCATTTCTTCTTTTCTCGATGCAATTCTGTAGCATCTCGGGATCTCCAAAAAAATAAGCATCATTTATTTTTGAAAAAGTTACAGGATCATCGGATAGAAAAATATCTTTTATAACATCAGAAACGTATTCATTGAGTTTATCATTTTTAAATCTTCCAAGGTCAGGAAAATATATACAACCTAAGATTCCCCAGACTTCAAACATGTTAAAATCAACGCTTTGTTTTTCTAAAATATCTACTATTTTATCATCTTTTAATATAATTTTAGACCAATTGTTGCTTTCACTTTCTGATATTTCCCAAACAGGCACAACAACCTTTTTGAATTTAACTTCTAGCATTTTTTCAAATAAATTATCAACATTTATTTTATGATCGCAATCGCACACAATCGCATTACTAATGTTTTGTTTTTTTAATGCCTCACAAATTGTATTCCTTGGTCCTTTTGTTTTTGTATTAATGACAATGTTCTTTATTTTTTCACCCTCAAAGAGAATATTTTTTTCTAGATAAGAAGACACATTATAATCCTCTTCTTGATCTCTTCTGAAAATAAAATAAACATTATCAATGTAATCTTTCCACTTATAAAAAGGTTCAACTGCTTGCTCTATAAATGTTTGATCACCAAGTTTCATAAAAGGTTTAAATTTATAATCAAATCTACTACCTTCTCCTGCCATCAAAAAAACAACATTTGTTTTAGTCATCTAATTTACTCACAAGAATACCAAAATCAGCAAAGTATAAGTAATCAATATCTGTATTTAAAAAACAATTAAGTGCATGTTCTGGTGTTTCAACAATCGGTTCACGGTCATTGAAACTAGTATTTAACACAATCGGAACTCCAGACACTTCTTCCCATGTTTTTAAAAAATCATAATACCATTTATTATCATTTTCAGTTACAGTTTGTAATCTTGCAGTTCCATCAAAGTGAACAACTGCTGGAACTTTATCTTTCACCTCATCTTTAAAAGGCACTACAAAAGACATATAAGGACTTGATATATCATATTTAAACCAATCAGAAACTCTTTCTCTTAAAATAGATGGTGCAAAAGGTCTAAACCACTGTCTATGCTTTACTTTTTCATTAATAATGTCCTTCATATCTGGATTTCTTGGATCTGCTAAAATACTTCTGTTTCCAAGTGCTCGACGACCAGATTCTGACCCGCCACTAAATACAGAAACAATATTAGACTGAGATAGCAATTCAGCAACATCTTTTTTTGTTGCTTCTGTCGTTTTTACTACATCGGATTTTTCTTGAATTGCTGCTGTTACTTGTTCTTCGCTATAAGAGAAACCCAAATATGGGGTAAAATTATCTTCCCAAACGATTCTGGGATTTCCTAAATGTTGATGCCAAACGTATTGCGCTGCTCCGATTGCAAGACCAGCGTCATAAGGAACAGGGCACACATAAACTTTTTCAAAATTATCTTTATACCAATCGAAAGTTAGTTTTCCTGTCATAACCGAGTTTAATACAACCCCACCAGATAAACATAAATTTTTTGATTTTGTATTCTTAACAAACGGATCTAATATTTCTTTTAAAATAACTTCTGTTGACTTTTGCAGTGCCGCAGCAACATTAAACCTTCCCTCTTCAGAGGAATCTGCAATTAATTTAAATTTTTCAAAATCAAAAAACTTTTGACTTGGATGGGCACAGCGATGATTATAAAATTCATCATAATATACATCTGGATCGCCCATGCAAGCCATTGCCATTACAGTGCCACATTGATTTCCCTTTGGATAACCTTTTGACAATCCAAAAATCTTTTCAGTACAAGAAGACCACATTGTTCCAATATTAATTTGAGATTCTTCAATAATTTCGATTTCTTCTATTTTGTTGTCTTTACCTTCCCAAACTGTAATAGTTCCAGCAGCGGCATACCCATTCTTCATATCCCTGCCGCCGCCGTCAATAGTAATAATCAAAGCATCTTCTAAATTACTAGAAAAAAATGCATTCGCAGCGTGCGATTTGTGATGACCAACAACAAATAACTTACCATTGTTTTTTTCTGCGAGGTCTTTCATTCTTTCCCACGATTCAGGGTACCACTTACTAGGACCGCCGTCCCAAGTATCTAAAGGGTGTGCAAAATATTGAATGTCTTTATAATCATCGTATTCCTCAGTTAAGAATTTAAAAGCATCACCTTTGGGTTCTTTAAGTCTAATATATCTTTCTAATTCAGCATGTACGATTGGTTTTCCATCTTCTAAAACAGCAAACGAACAATCGTGACTAGAAATTACCCCTGCAATTTTCATTTGTTTTTTCCTCTTTTATTCATGATTTTTAAGAAAATATCTTAAATCTTCTGGGGTTCCTATTCCCCACATTTTATTAACATAAAATGGAATTAATGTTTTACCAGAATTTATCAGTTCATTATAAACCGGTGCTATATAAAATTCGTTATTTACCCTAATATCTTTTTCTATCATTTGCTTGGCACAAGAAACAAAATCAGATCCGTGCCTATACCAATAAATTCCGCATGTAGCAATATTTGAAATAGGTTTTTTCTCTGCAACCTCTGTTACATAACCCCTAGCATTGGTCTTAACAAAGGACCATTTTGGGTGTACAGCATTGAATGAGAAAACTATTCCATCTACACTTGTTAGATTCTTAAGCATATGAAAATTTAAAGATTCATAATCAATATATTGATCTGAATTTGCTATTAATAAATCTTCGTCACTATCAATTAAATTTTCTGCCAATAAGGCTGTACATGCTGCGCCTTCGGTAAGACCATCCACTTCTACATATTTAAATTTATCATTAGTTATTCGAGATAATGAATCTAAAAGACCTGGATATCTAGATATATGTTCTTTTCTTATTAAGAAAATATATTCACAATCAAAATCTAAGTTTTCCACAACCACCTGTATCATTGGTTTGCCGTTAACATCAATCAATGGTTTAGGAAAGGTATACCCTTCTTTACTAAATCGACTACCTTCACCTGCCATTGGAATTAAAACTTTCATATAATTTCCTTGAATAAGTTTATATCAACATCATCAACACCAGAAACCTCTAAAACACGACAACCTGTTGCTTTCGCTGCAATAATACCTTTTGGCGAATCTTCAACTATTAAGACTTTATTTTTTGTTAAAGACAATTGGTTGATAACTTTTAGATATCCTTCTGGGTCTGGTTTTGGATTGGAAACATCCTCATTGGTAACTAACATACTAAGTTTATCATATATATTTGATCTCTTTAACATCAAATTCGCAGTTAATGAAATACTATTTGTAAAACAAGCAACTGTAATATTTTTATTCTTTAACCAATCAAAGAGTAGTGTTTTTTCCTTTCTTGGTTTGCACATTTTATTTATTATTTCAATAGTTTTATCTTGTTTGGTTTTGTGAATAATTAAAAAATCTTTTTCTTTAACAATCCCTCTTGCGTTTAATATTTCCAATTTTTTTATAGTTGGTATACCATTAAAAGTTTTTAAATGATCATCATATTCTATCTCATAATTACAAATTTCCTTTAAAGCAGAATTCAAAGCGATTCGGTGCCAATCGCAAGCATCAACTAGCACGCCGTCTAAATCAAAAATTACCGTATTATATTTCAACATATGCCTCTTAAATTATAATCAATGTGATACTCTTGTAAAAGTTTTGATAGAATGTTTTCATACTCTGTCATATTCCATTTCTTTTTATTTATTGCTGTAGCTATATAAGGAAAGACATTTGAATTAAAGTGGAAATTACCAACCTTATCTTCATTGTCATAATGATAACAGGATTTGATTTTTAAAGAATTACACGCACTAGAACCATACATTTCAACATCTCGATAAGTCTTTGGTCTATAAAATTTTAAAAGTTTAATCAAATCTTTTCTTTTCCATATTGCGGTTTGTTGGGAAAGTAAGAATCTAGAAGTCATTGGTACGTCAAATAACGTTTCAGTTAGTTTATTACCGCCCATCTCACCAGACTTTATTAACCTTAAGCAACTATAATCAGTTTTACTTAAAAATTCATTGTATTCTTGAATCAGAGTGTGATTTGGATTATCGTACAATATATGATCTTCTTGCATATATATGATGTATTCTTCTTCTATTTGTTCCAAACAGGATGATAATCTTTTATAGAATGGATCACTTTCTTTATTAATTATTTGTATGTGCTTGTCTGGAATTTTTTCTGATGTATTGTTAATGGCGATGTATGATTTATAATCATAACAATATTTATCAAATTGTCCAAAATACAATGGGAAAACATCTTCACATTCAGTATTTGTCCATGTAACAAATGCAATATTCATTATTGTACCTCGTATTTATTTACATAATCTGTACATATCCCAAAACTACATTTAAGATCGTCTATAGACCACACGCCTGAACTTTCAGGCATAACAGCAATACTTTTGCTAGTTAATGATTTACCTGGATATGTCCAAATGTATCCAAAACTAGTTAAAGTAAAATCATCTTCTTGATGCCAGAAAACATTAAGGTTTTGTTCAGATAGTTTTGTCAGTGCATGTATGTTTTTACAGTGAATCCATAAATTATTTTTATTATTCAACAACCAATCTAAATTTATGGGATATTCATGAACATCATGACCTAAAAATAAATTTGAATTTATTTCCCATACATCAACCTCTACATCATAACCTTTTTGTATTACAAAATTAATCTTATTAGGGTTATTTTCTTCAGTAGGCAAAGGTCCAGATAAGTTACCACGGTGTGATATTAATCTCACTATTCACCCCAAATACAAACCTTATTTAAACTTGATTCCCCTCTTAAATATCCACGAGTCGCAATTCCTTCATCACCTAGCAAAAGTGGATTTAATGTAGAACCAATATCGATATAAGTATTTTTTTTATTATAATCATACAATTGGTGAGTTAAAATATTTCCAAATGGTCCAGCACAAAACAAAAACAAAGAATTTTCTACATTGTTTTCTTGTATATCTTTTTTTATTTCATCAATTAAATTATAATCTTCAACCCAACAGTTTTTTCCTATCTTATAATGTTTTTTTAAATCAAATGGCAGTTTTTCTAAATTAGACTTACTATTCGACACAAGATAGACATCATAGTTTGAATATTCTGGAACTACGTTTTTTAGGTAATAGTTATAGTTTCCATTAACAAACAGATTAGCCCAGGTTAAATTCTCAAGATTTTGTTCAGATCTTGTTTTCATCCAATCGTGAACTTTTTTTCCACCAATACAGCAAGGACATGAAATACCAACTAAATAATTTTTGTCTTTGTACTTAAATGATTCAATCAGTTTTGTTCTATTAAATGAATTATTCTCTGGTTCAAACCAAAATTCTCCATTGTTTATTGGTTTATTTGCAAGGATATGCAGTTCCCCGTCTGCATATTTAGAAAATGCAAAATGAACTTTGTTTTCCAAAAGAGATTTTATCTTCACTAAATCTTCTCTATAGTTCTTTTTATAACAATCTATTTCAAACATTTTCAATCCTTTGAAAAAACAAAAAATTAGCATCAGAAAAAGGATTTTTTTCACAAAAATTTTCAGATTCAAAATGAAGTGGAGCAAAATTTTTAAAATTTTCTTTTACATAATTTGAAATATTTCTACTAAAACAATGCTTAACAGTTGTTCCAATTTCATCATCACGATCTGTGGTAAATATAATTACATATTTTTTTGAAGCATCAAACAAACTCTTCATGTGGTTCTCATATACTCCATATTCAACCAAATGGTAAACAACATCCAAGGATACTGTTAAATCTGATTTTTGATCTGAGTAATCATCAATTACACTAAAATTAAATTTTTCATCGCCCTTAAAAACCTCTTTGCATATTTTTATAGCAGGTGCAAAATCAAATCCCAAATAATTTTTATAATTTATATTTTTTATTTGATTTCCATCTCCGCACCCAAATTCAATAGTGGAATTTGGTTTGAATCTTTCTAAAAAATCATTAATTACTTTTGTTTTGTATTCTGCTGCGTCACCATAAGAACCCCAACCTGAAGTACCACCTTTAGAATATCTATCTTCCCAATATGCTCTAGAACTAAAACTCATGCTATAACTCCAATAATATTTTATAAATTTTTTCTGCTGATTTGCCATCTCCGAATGGACAATCTATAGTATCATCAATTTTTGGTTTTTTTAAAAACGCCTCAAACATGTCAGAGAGGTTATTTGGATCTTCACAAAGTTCAAAAAATACTCCCAAACCTTCCACTCTTTCTGTTGTTTTTCTACAAACAATCATTCTTTTTCTAAAAAATGATGACTCTTCTTGAATGCCGCCACTGTCTGATATTATTAATCTTGATTTTGATAATAATTCTATAAATTCTGGGTAATTCAATGGATCAATAATTTTTACTTTATTTAAAATTGACTTATGTTGTTGTACTTTTGGATTTGGATGCATGGGAAAAATAAAGTCCAATTCAGGATACTTTTCTGCTAACTCTTCAAATTTTGTAAACCACAACTCCATAACATCATGATTTTCTCTTCGATGCATCGTTATCGGAACAATATTAGATTCTTTTGGTTCTATTTGTAATAAATTATCTAAAACTGTGTTACCTGTAACAAAAATATTTTTTTTGATACCCTCGTTATAAAGATTATTAGCAGAAATATCAGTAGGGCAGAAATGAATAGAGGCAAGACGAGATATTGCTTGTCTGTTAAACTCTTCAGGATAAGGATTGTATAAGTCATACGTTCTCAAACCCGCTTCTAAGTGAATTACAGGAATTCTTCTATGAAAAGCAGAAAGAGCCAATGAAAATGCCGAAGTAGTGTCGCCCTGAACTAAAACATAATTTGGTTTATTGGTCCATATGGTACTTTGATCCATCAATGATTTTACGATGGCATCGAGTCTGTTTGTACCATTTTTTATATCAATAGATACATCAACTTCTTTATGTGCCTCTACCGGCAATAATGTTGTGTGTTGACCTGTGAATAAAACTTTATACGGATAATTGTTTTTTCTAAAAACATTTACCAGTGGTTTAATTTTGATCCACTCAGGTCTTGTTCCAAAAGTAAGTAAAATCACTTTCTCATCTCCACTGTTTTCCATCCGTTGTCTATTGCATTTGCAACGCAAGCATCTCTTTGTTTATAAAAAATATTATGATTTCTAGTATTTGAAGTTGCTTTGTTGTCTACACCATATTCATAACCTTTTAAAGAACTGTGTTTTGTAAAATCATCTTTTGGGTGTGGAGGGCAATAAGTTTTAATTCCACCGTATTTCTGACAACAATAAGAAAATTGAATATCTTCTCCATTTTCCCAAGTAAATGGTTTTTCCATCCAAAGGTACTTCAACCAAGATTGTCTAAAAAACCATGCATGTCCCACTAAATCAACTTCTACAGTTTCTTCATTTCTAGAAGACCATCCAAATCTAGTATGGTGTTTGTACTGTTTTCCTTTAAGTTTAACCCCTGCGCCACCCATTATACCATTTTTAATATCCATTGTTTCAATACAGTTTTGAAACCATTGATTTCCAGGCAGCGTATCATCATCAAAGAGAGCGACATATTCAGTATCAGCCAGCATCGCAATTGAAAACCTTCCATAAAATTTCCAATTAAAATCATTTCTTATTACCCTATCCACATCTAGATCAGAAAAATCAAAATTTTCGTTATCCTCATGGTGGTTAACCCAAACCCAAATCTGATCTGGTTTTACTGTCTGCTCTTTAATTAATTTTATTTGCTCTTTTAAATATTGCGGTCGGCGGTAGCAATTAAGTATAACTGTTATTCCGTTATCTGACTCTTTTTTATTTATTAAATTTTCAAATAATTTAAGTGCTTTTTGTACTCTATCGTCTATTTCTTGGATTAGACGAACCCCAGATAGATTAAAAATTTCCTCGCTTGCAAAACCTAAAAGTTTTGGTTTTGTTAAAAGTTTACAGTTTAACATTTTTGCTTCCGCTGATATTCTAGAAAAAGTTTCTAAAACACCTGGGAAGAATACAAATCCTTCATACTCTGATAGTTTTTTTAGTAACTCTTGCTCGGAGCAAAAATCGATTAAATCAAACGGAATATTTTTTGATTCACAATACTCAACAGATTTTTTAGTATTTTTTATTGGATTAGAAGAATTTAATACAGCAAATTTTCCATTTTTTGTTTCGGTTTGTATAGATTTTATGAACTCTAATTTTTCTTTAGACCATAAACTGCAACCTATATTTACCACATTATCTATATTTAAATTTTCTTCTATAACTTTTTTACAAATATTACTTAGAACAACGACTGCTTCAGCATTTTTATAAAATTCTTTGTGTATTATTTGTGATTCTGGGGCAATAAAATTATCAAAATGTGAAGGATCTCTAGTTTGAAGATATTTGTGGTCGTGCTCGTAGATTATGTATCTTTCTTTTTGTATTTTTATTTTGTGTTCTTCAGATAGAGAAACAAAATTTGAAACAATAAAAAAATTGCTTTTATTGTAATAAGAGTTATCTAATTTAAAACAATTTATTTTCTCAATATCATAGTTTTTATTTTCTAAATAAGTCAAGAGAACAGAATCATTGGATTCTGCTCCCCCTAGTATTTCTGTTCTAAAAAAATCTGATAAAAAAACTATTTTCATTTTATATTAATTCAACAGAATCTAGTTCATCCATCCAATTACTAGACTTTTTAAATCCTTTAATTAAGTCATTAAATTTATCATATTGCTTTTGTTGTTCAAAGTTCTCGCAAATCCATTGTTGTAATTTTTTAGATTGAGATTTAAATCTACTATAATCTTTATATACTTCACGCATTTTCATTTTATAGGAACCTTGCTTGGCATATGCCCACATAGAATCTTTTTGCAAAACACCGTCCCAAACAGCATCAGGAGCAATAGGTTGCAAATCATAATCTATTTTGGCAAAATAAGGTTTAGACTTAATTTTTCCTTTTTTATCTTTTGTTGGTTTATATAAGAAATCTAAATGACCTGACCAATCAGTAGCTACTACAGGGAGTCCACTATATGCTGCCTCAAAAAGAGGAAGACCAAAACCCTCTCCATGAGTTAAACTCAAGATAGCATGAATTAGTTCGTGATTATATAAAGAATGCATTTCTTTATCATCTAAATCGCCATGAAGAAGATAAACTTTACATTCTCGATTCGGATATTCTTTTAAAGTCTTCTCTAATTGAGACTCAATCGCAATTTTATCTAACAAACACCCGCCGCGAAGAAAAGTTTTTACTACCAGACCAACATCTGGATTATCAATAAATTCCTCAACAAACCATTTAATTGTTGCTCCTAAGTTTTTACGTGGTCCCCATTGAGCGACTGTAAGAAAGTTAAATTTTGTTTCCAGTTGCAAATCTAAATCTGGTAATTCATCATAAATTTTAACTGGGTAGTGTACTACATCGATATCTTTATTAGACTTAAGAATTGCTCGTTGACCAGTGCGTCTATCAACTGCTTCATATACTGTCTCTAATATACCTTTCTTTGAGTGTTCAGAAATAGTAATAACTTTATCCATTTCATTACATTTTTGTAACCATATAGGAGCAACCTTTGTTGTTTCGATACCCGCAGTAACTCCAATATTTATTGGTGCCATTGGTTGCCACTCGTTAGGGATTGTTACTTGAATCGACATATCATATTGTTGCTGTGACTGTTCATGTATTGCAGTTTTTTTAACTAAAAAATCAATCCATTCTCTTTCTTCGTTATCTTCCCACACCCAAGCAGATTCGCCCCAGTTAATTGGTATTAAATAAATATCCAAGTCTTCTACTTGTCGTAAAGCACGAAGAACAAAACGACAATGTTCGCCATATCCAGTTCTGGTTAGTGCTGGTCCTCTTACTATAACTTTCATTAGGCAACCTCCTTAACAGTCCAACGCTTTGTGTACTTGCGGGTTTCCCAAGAACCCTCTTCTTCGTGGAGTTTAGTCATGACATCTACCCATGTTTTATTAAAATCTTGAAAATTGTAATTCCTCATTACATGTTCTCGACCAAGAAGACCCATTTTATTTCTTTCTTCTTTTGACATGTTAAAGATTTTTTCCATAGCAGCTACAACTTCTTCCCCATTTAATCTATCCTCATAGATCCAAGGAATTTGTTGTGAACCAATAATCGCTCTTGAGGAAGGATAGACAGGTATACCAAATTCTTTTTCCCCGTCTGTAATCTGCTCTTGCAGACCACCTGTCATATTGACAATAATCGGAGTTCCACAGGAAAGAGATTCTAGAGTAGCAAGACCAAAACCCTCTGCGTCAGAAATATTTACCGTACAATCTGCCATATTGTATAGCATTGATAATTTTTGCAAATCTATTTTTTGTTGACTAAACAGAACTTCTCCATTTGTTAGTCCTAAATTTTCAATAATTGCTTGAAGATCTTGACCGTTTGGATCTTTAACCTCAGTGTGCATCACGAGACATGCTTTATCATGACCAACCTTATCAAGAAAATCTTTAAACCAAAAAATCAAAGAACCAGATTGTTTACGACGAGCATTTCGATTATTCCAGAAGAAAATAAATTTATCTGGATCATAGAAATCACCAAAGACTTGTTTTTTAAATTCTTTTAATAGTTCCTCATTATTTTCCATTGGTTTGAATATATCGCTATTTACAGCGTGAGGAATATATTGAGATTTTACACTAGGTGCAACAGTCTTAACAATATCATCTGTTACTTTTGAGATCGTTGCGATGAAGTCGTTCGACTCATAAAATGGTCTATTAAAAGTAGGATAGGGGTAGTTATCCCAAACGTGGTAATAAACCATAGGCATAAGAGGTCTAATTTCATTTTCCATCTCCCATAACCAACCCCAGAAGCGAGGGTCAGTCATAAACCAAATGATATCTGGTCTTTCTTGTCTAATTAAAGACCGGACTGATTCTTTTGTGCCATACCCATCAACTGGGTACATAATCCAATCTTCACCATATTGGTCTGTTTTAATTGGGTCATATTTAGGGTGCTTGATTGCGCCGCCGAATGAGCGGATTTGGAACTTACCAGTTTTTAATAACGCTTCACAAATATACCTAGTTTGAGTTCCAACGCCACTAGGACTAAGAGGCATATCGCTAAGAGTGAAGACCTTAATTTTTTTATCCATTTAAACCTCATGAACAATGCTTTGTTTTATAATATTCGCATACGCCATATTTGCCGTAGCAGGAAAGTCTATTTTTGACGTGATTGCATTTATCAATATTATATACGGCTTTGTTCAATAGTTTAAGAGCATTATCTATTTTCTTTTCGCCGTTTGTCACTTTAAATAGTTCAACATTATTTTTATTTGCGGTTCTTTTTAAGAGGGCGAAGTGAGTTGTTATCTCATTATATTTTTTTCCATGTTTTTTTGCCCAGAAATGCTTATAGAGGGTTAATTGATAGGTTATCATTTTATCTGCTTTCTTCCGACTGTCCCATCCCCAGGAACAAGTCTTCCAATCGACAATATGAAACTTTTTAGTGTCTGGTGTGTAGACAACAAGGTCAATAAAACCTTTGAATTTCTTTTGGATTTTATCGTTTTCAATATCTTGGTAAAGTGGTTCCTCTATGGAAATCATTTCAAACTTACCAAAGTATTTTTTTAAAGCAGGTAAGATAAACTGAATAATGTGTTTACCTTGAGTTCTCATTGAGGTGAGTAGTTCTGGTGAGAACTCAACATCAGGGGAGGATTGTTTTACTTTTTGTAGATTTTGGACAAACTCCTGCTCAAACAGTTGTTCTAGACCCTCAGACTTTTTATTTTCGTCGTGGTCTTGAACAACGACCTCACAGACTGTGTGGAGAGCGGAACCAAAGCAAGTGTGCTCGTTGCCTTTGAACTGCTTGATCTTATCAATATAGTTGAGTTTGTGTTTCCAAGCGCAGTCGGTCCATTCTTTAAGCTCGGAGTAAGATATGTGAGACATTTATCCCTCTGTTTTTTTATTTTTTGTTGTCTTTTTCTTTACGGTGGTTGATTTTAGACCATACTGTAAAGAGTCGGTAGACAACGAAGTTTCATCTATTTTTAGATCTTCAACTTCAACTTTCGGTTCATCTATTCTAACAGATTCTTTAACAATGTCAACTTGTTTTTTTTCAAAAGTGTAATTTCCAATTGTATTTGAGACCGTTAAGTCATGTTTATCACTTTCACCAGTTAAAAACACATAATCATCTAAATTATATTTTTTTCTTAATAACGATTCTACAGAATTATTTTTAAATATTATTTTCTGAGAAGATCTTCTTCTTGCGTTTGGGTCCGCTACTATTTCAAAAAATATTTTTTTACCTTTGGTTTTTGTTGTAATTTTCATTGCTCACTCCTTAAAACTCAAAAAAAGAATCTATAATTTCATATAATACTGGACTCAACTCTTTGAGTTTATTTCTATCTCCCAATAAATAGTTCTCAAAACCATTTGCCCAATACTCTCGTAGTGCTGTAATTGCGTATGGTGAATAAAACAACCCAGATGATATAGTTCTTAATTTATCGTATCCTATTCCTTTATAGAGATGCTGATCAAACTTATAATCGTATTCTGGATTTTCATAGTCTTCTATATCGTAGTCTTCATCATCTAGAAGGTGGTATAAGGTATTTCGTTTGGCAAGAAACTCTCTTTCTAATCTGCCATCACCATAAATCTCTTCTTCATTTCTTTTTTCAACAGCGTGGGCAAGTTCGTGAAGAATGTCATCTAAAAGATCTTTCTCGTTATCTTGATCGGGTGAGAGATAGATTGCCCCGTCTTTAAACATGGCGTTGTATTCACGATCACCTTTGAAAAACTCATCAGCATAACCAACAAGAAAACTATCAACATTATCAAAAAAGAAGTCTGGAGTTAGAGTTTCGATTGTTTTTTTAATGTAATCTAGATTAATATCGTTTTTGAATGGTTCTATAAAAACAAAAGGTTTTCCATGAATATTATATTGATTTAATTTTTTTTTAGACTTGCTCGCTTGTTGTGCTATGTACTCTTTCAACCTTGCACACCGCCTGCATCTACATCAGCTAGTGCTTGTCGATATCCACGAATAAAATTTTCTTCTGCGACAGGCATCAAGAATTCTGGAAATTCTTCAGACATTACCTGAATGATCATTTCAACATTAACTTCATCATTTTTAGGTTGAAGTTTTTCTCCAACATAGTTTACCAACCATCTTTTCATTTCATTTACTGGTTCTACTACTTGTAGCAGATCTGGGTTTTCATTATCTACAGACATAATTGTCCTCCTTTTGGATAAATATAACAGATATTTGGATAAGTTTAAAGAATTTTAGAAGCGATTGTTGCTACTTTGGACCTCTCACCTTTGAGAAGAGTTACGTGCCCAGAAACATCAAAAGTTTTGAATTTTTCAACTGCGTGTGTAAGACCGTTTGAGGTTTCGTCTAGGTAGACGTTATCAATCTGTTCTACGTCACCAGTTAAAATAATTTTTGTTCCCTCGCCAACACGAGTGAGGATAGTTTTGAGTTCGTGTGCTGTAAGGTTCTGTGCCTCGTCAATAATGATAAAAGCATTTGCTATGGAGCGTCCACGAATGTAAGTTAGTGCTTCTACTTCTATTTTGCCTCTTTCCATGTAATTTTCTAATGTTGCTTTATCGTTTGCCATTAGAAACTCAAGGTTATCACGGATAGGAGCAACCCAAGGTGACATTTTTTCTTCTATTGTTCCTGGTAAGAAACCAATATCTCTGCCCATAGGTTGAATAGGTCTGGAAACTACAAGTCTGCTGTAAATTTCTTTTTCTACAACTTGGCTAAGACCGGCTGCGATTGCTAAAAGGGTTTTACCGCAACCAGCCTTGCCGACTAACGTTACTACATTTATTTTTGGGTCTTCTAATAAATCCATAGCAAAAATCTGCTCTTTATTTCTAGGTTTCAAACCCCAAAGTCTTTTTTTACTGCTAGTGTTGATTAACTTTAGGGGTTTCTCATAAGATTCAAACTTTCCAAGAGCAGTTTTCTTTTCATTTTGGTTTGAAATCAGCATAAGGAACTGATTTGGATTTAGTTGTAAATCTTCTTTTTCTATAAACACTTCTTCTCCTGAATAAAACCGGTCAAGGACAGGTTCATCCACCAAGTGAGTTAGGAAACCAGTATAAATATTATCTGTATCTTTTACAACTTGATCTGATTGGAAATCCTCGGTCGTCAAACCCAGAGAATCGCACTTAACACGCATGTTAATGTCTCGTGTGACCACGATTACTTTTCTTTTTGGGTTTTCATTTTTCTGGTTTAACGCAACGCTAATAATCTCATTATCAGGCACAGAAAGATCTAGATCCTCCGGTAGACCTTCTCTTTTGACCATTTTCACGCATATTAGACCTTTCCCTTTATCAATCCTCACACCATTAGACAAACTACCTTTTTCACGGAGGGAATCAAGGACACGAATAACAGTTCTCGCATTTGTTCCTACACCGTCTTGTCTTTTTTTGTTATTATCTATTTCTTCAAGAACTTTTAAAGGAAGGACGATATCGTTATTACCATAGGAGCGAATACAATTTGCGTCTGTTAAACAAACACTCGTATCAAGAATATAAATTTTTTTAGCCATGTTAACTCACTTTGTTAAGCATTTGATCTTTCTCACGAAACATCTACTTTTGATAAATGTAACACGAGAAAGCAATCATTATAAATAGTCTTTTTATTTGTTTAGTTGGTAAAAAGGGGCACGGGGCACTTATTTATTTTAAGGGAGTAATAATCCCTTTTACAAAGGAGGATAAGAAAATGCGTGGGGTTATGATGTCTACCCTAATATTCGTTCTGTCGTTGACTATCTCTTGCGGCACAATGAATTCAAACATAGAGGACAACTTTCCAAGAGATGGTTTTGCTTTCATTAGTAAGACAGTTGAGTTAAAAAAATGTATTGGTGAGAAATGTATGACTATGGACCTTCGTTCTACTGGTTCAGGTTATGTTGTGAGGGTCACAGAAAAGGGCGCTTATATTGTTACAGCAGCGCACGTCTGTGATGGAGAATCGGGGTTATTAGAAACAGTCACTCAAAAAGTGAAAATGAAAGTCTCAACTATTCTGTTGGAAACTTATGATGCAGAGATACTAAAAAAAGATGCTGAAATAGATGCTTGTTTACTTTTTGCTGAAGGTTTGACTACTGGGGTAAGTGTTATTCCATTGGCAATGAAACCTCCAAAGAAAGGTGAAAGAGTTTATAATATTGCCGCTCCTTTGGGTGTGTTTAACTATGATATGGTTCCTATCTTTGAAGGCAGATATGCTGGTGAGGATGGGGGACAAGATCTTTATACACTTCCAGCAACTTTTGGTTCTTCTGGATCTATGCTTCTAAATTCTAAAGGTGAGTTGGTAGGAATGGTTCACTCTGTTCTTGCTAAGTTTAGAAATGTTGCTATTTCTTCACCTTTTCACAAACTAATGCGTTTTATTAGATCTGGTCTCAGAGACGCTTCCATTCACGAGTGGGCTTGTGTAGCACCTGAAAAGTGTGCTAAATAATCGAATTTCTCTTCCAAATAGTCAAACCTAGTTTATTTTTAATCCAATACAGGTCTGTATATAAATTTATATAATCTGCGTAATTATCTTCGTTTGTGTTCTCTTTCATAAAAGTTAATTCATCTAGATTAAAAAATATATCAAAATAATTTTTTATTTTTTTATCTAAATCTTTTTTAGAATTTATCATTTTAGATTTTGAGTTTGGTAAATAAAAATAATAATCAGATTTATCATTAATAACAGATGTAACAACCGCTCCATTATTCACTTCAACCTTTAAACTTATATGATCTATGTTAGTAACGTACCAATGTTCATTTTCAAATATTTTCTTTCTATTCATTAATCAACTGCCGATATTAAGTTTGCTCTTACAAACTCTACTTTTTTATTTTTATTTTTTGGATCTTGTAGGGTTAGATATTGTTCTGAATTCCATTTGAGGTATTGAATATCCTCTAACAACCAAACTCTATTCTGATAATAAACTGGTGAACCTATGTAGGCTCTTTTTCCATTTCCATCTAGTGTAAATCTTGTTGTAGACATTTTCAACCCCTCCGTTTAAGGGGTTGTTAACCCCTCTTCTTTTCTTTGAGTAGCATAATCATCAAGCGCATCAACACTATCTAATGCTTCTGATAATAGTTTAGTCCATTTATCAATTTCTTTTAAGATATCTGTGTGTTCTCCGACCATTACTGTTTTGGTAAATAGCATATCCAACATTGCTCTTGCTTCTTCTGCCTGTGCTTCATATTTTATTCTCGCTGCATTAAATAATTTTATGTTCATATATCCTCTTCGGTTTCTTCAAAAAAAGAAATAGTATTATACTTCTTAATATAACGGTTAAATTCCATATAGTCAACCCCTAAAAATCGTGCTGCTTCTTTTTTTGTTCTTGCAATGCTCAGGGCAGTCTTTAAAAGAGCATCTGTGACTGCGTGTCTAGTCAGTCTCCAGATAGGTATGCCATAGAACTTACCATATAAATATCTAGTAGACAACTCTAACTTAATAGCTATTAGATCTTCTAAAGCAATATTATTGATATTATTTAAGGTATTGTCAGTTATTTTCTTTTCTAACTTAAGTTTATTTATTATACTAAATTTAGAATATTTGGTATAAGGTTTTTTATCTCTTTTATTTTTCCAAGGCATGTTTAAATAATAGTATATTATATGATATAATTTAATTTATATTATTTATTATAATCTGGTGATTCTGGTTCTGGAACGGTTGGTTGGAGTTCTTCCTCAAATCTATCAAAATAAAGTTTAAGGTTAGTTAGCATATATTCTTTATAAAGTTTTCTATCTTCTGCATCTGCTAAAGACTCATAAGCATCCTGAATTTGGTTTTCGATTTTATTGAATGTTGTTGAGGCGAAATTACGACCGGTAACATTCATGCCTGATAGATCTTGAAAAGATTCTTGTTCTGCTGGTTCTTCTTCTGCTGGTTTATCTTGATCTCGAACTGGAATGAATCGGTCCTCTTCAACATCAACGTCCAAAGTGACTTCTTCTTCTAATTCTTCTTCATTTTCTTCTTGACTTCCCTCGGCGCTTGCTGTAACATCTATTGGAGTTAGTGAATTTTCAACTGCGTTGAGAATGTGCGCTCTGAAAGAATCTCTTTGTTCTTTTGAGGTTGTAAGCCCCTTATAAGCATCCTCGACAATAGGAATAATAACTTTTAGAGTGTCTTCGAGAACATTAATACCAGTTGATCTTTGTGGTTGCTCATCAGGAACGTCAGCGGTTGCTTCTTTGATTAGAGAGCGAATAATGCCACGAAGTCTATTTTCTTCTAACATTACTTTATCTTGTTTTTCAGCAAGGTAGTTTTCTAGAAGTGAGCGGACAACTTTACGGAGACGCTGTTCTTCTTTTGCTTCTTTCAGTTCTTTTAAAAGTTCATTGCGATCAATCATTAATTTAGACTCCAAGTTTCTGTAATAAATAGTTTAACGCCTCATTAACTTCAGTTTCAGAAATATTTCTTCTTTTAACTCGTCCAACTGGACCAGGACTGCCCTGGACTGCTGCAGCGACAGTTGTTTCTTCTATTTCTTCTTCTTTCAAAGGGTCAGTACACATTTTTTTTGCTTCTTTTTTACTTAAAGCAGGTTTTCCCTTAAACTTCTTTCGACTCTTACCCATTTGAGCACAAGCCCATTTTCTTTGTTGCTCGCTTTCTGCTCTTTCCTGTAATACCTCGTCAACTAACCCACGAAAAATACCCAAGAATGGGTCGTTTGCCTCCTTTTGAATTGTTTTTGGTTTTAGCGTAAGTTCCTTTTTTACCATATCAACGATATCTTGTTCTCTATCTTTTGATGTATCTGGTAAATACTTATCAATGTCGCTACCATTTGCAATAGCCTCTCTAAAGTGACTAGCATGTAAAACTTCACCAACAGGCTTGAAAGCATAGTCTAGAGGATTTAGGACTTCTGCGTCTTCAGCATATTTTTGAACATTACCAGCGAAACGTTCAGCAGCATCGCCATCTTTTGTTGAGGCACCAAGAATAATCTTTGTTCCTTTCATCTCCGGTCTTTTTCCATAGTTCATTGCGGCACCTACGGGCGAAGGAGCGTCTGGAATTTCAACATCAACGTTAGTAAGGTTGGCGTCATCTAAATAAATATGTAGAATTTTTGCAGCAGTTTGCGCTGTGATACCGTCTCTCGGCTTTGGACTGACCAAAACAACCACTCTATCAGCCAACCTAGCATAATGCTCAATCATGTCCAAATGACCTCTATGAGCAGGCTTGAATTTTCCTGGTAAAATAGCGACAGTTTCGCCTTCATTTTGCTCACGAAGCATTTCCTTGACCATCTGTGGGATCTTTCCTCTTCCGTAGCGAAATAACCCCAAAAGTTGGTTCATAGGAGCAAAGTTTCCTGTAAACTTATACATTTGACCATCGTGTTGGAAAACAAAACCTTCTACAACTGTGTCGATGTTATCATGGTGCTTAAGTTTGGTGAGTTGTCTTACTAAAATGTCTTGTGCTGCTTCTTGCTCTGGACCTTCATAATCTTGAATGGCACGAATAGCAGATTCAGTTTCGTTTTTTAGTCTTTCGACCTCGGATTCATTATCGAGAATGTAAGCACTTTTTAGACCACGGAGAAGTTCAACTGCAAAGTCGTGGATAGCCATTTCGATAGGTTCAATTAATTTTTTTATTAAAAACTTTGAGTTCTTGTTAAATGCTGAAACCTTTGCTTTAACTTCTGCGTCCATTCCTTTTGTTATTTGAGTTGTTGTTGGGGCACTTTTATCACCCAACATTCTTCTAACGAGAAGTTCAACCCTTTGATCGTCTAATTCTGGCAAACTTTCAGCAGTGTAAGGTGTAAGTTTATCATGGAGATAATCATTGATTGTCATGTTGCCTGAATAACCAGTTTGCTTAATCCGGTTCAGAACTTCCTCTACAAACGCTTCGTCGGTTATTTTATTGAGGGTAAGAAAGGCAGTTCGACGAACTCTAAAGTCTTCGTTTGCTGTTGCTTCTTCGAATCTATCAATAACGCTATCTAAAAATGCTGATTCTTTTTCATTTGCTACAACTTCTAGGGTGTTGTCTTCTTTATTATATTTTTTATGACCCATTCGGTGAATGTTCACGACATTTTCGTCATAGTTAACAACATTTGGAGCAACTGGACCTTGGATTTCGGTGTTGTAGAAGATTTCACCATTAGGTCCGAAGATTTGTGCCTTTTCTTCTTCTGAAAGTGAATCAAGAGCACTAACATAGGAATTAAAAGCAGTTACATAAGCACGTTTTGAATCTTCACCACCACGAAACTCACGGTTAATAAGATCTTCAAATGTCATTCCACCACGAGACATATCACCTTTGTTTCTGGCAGCACGAGGTTTTCCATCAACATAACCGAGATAAATGTTATAACCGTCAGTTTTTTCTGTTCCTACAAGTTCACCCGAAGCGGCTTTTTGTAGAATCTTTGCCATTTCGTTGAAAGTAAGATCACGATTATCATAAAGATGTGATAAGTGTCCTGCTACGCCGCCCATAGGTTTATTTTCCTTCTTCTAGTATTTTTACTTGTTCTTCTAGGAGTGAAATTTTATTTTCTAGTTGATTAACAACTCTTCTTATTTCTTGTAAGTGTTGTCTGGCAACTGAAAGTTGTCTATTTTCTTTTTGACTTTTTGGTCGTACTTCGTCTAAAATGCGGAGAACAGACTCGACATAAGCACGAGCACTTGGATTTTTTGATTCACCTAACAGAAAATCCCTCGTCATTTTTCGAAAATCAATTTTCATTTATTTGCCCTTAGACATCTCTGCGAGAATATCACGGACGGCATCACGAAGTGCTGCTTCGTCAAGGTCTTCTTGTTCTAACATTCTTGCTTCTGGTGAAGCGGGGTGTGCTTCATCGTGTGAGCATTTACACTCGTCTGCTGGCATATCACAGTCTGGGCATTTCTCCCCAGGTGCTTCTTCTAATTGAGCAGTAGCGTAGTCTGCGTTGGATAGGTTGTAAGTTCCCATTCCTTCGTTTAGGAATGATTTCTCTTTTGGTTTGTATCCCCATTTATCCATAAGCATCTCGCCAAATTCTTTATCTCTCCAATTTTTGTAAGACATTTTCTGTTCTCCTTTTTTGTCTTCATTGACATAAATAGTCATCTTTTTTTGTTTTAATCCGTCTTCCCAATCACGGAAACACATATTGCCTTTCTCATAGGCTTCACGTTCCATTTCTCTCATTTGACCGTCCTCCTGGGCATAACCAGGACGAGTTGGACCCATTCCCGTTAGGTCGCCTCTTTCATTTTGTAGGTGGTGAACTAATTCATGGGCGAGAGAACGCAAGCAGTCTTTCATGTGTCTTCCGGTTGTGTAGACTGTGATAGATTGCGCGGCAGGTTCGTAATGTGCTGTTTTTCCTAACGGTTTTAAACTATTTTGTTGGTCTTGGGCAAAGATTATGGAGGGTTTGTTTTGTAGTTTATAACGCTGGTGGAAAAACTCTATTAAGTCATTAGCATAAGTGCGGATATTGTTCATAACTATAAGTAGTTAAAAGTTTGCTAATGTCTCAACTTATACTTCGTGAGGGGAACGAGAAAACACAACAGACTTAACAAAATGATTTGTGTTAAGTCGGCGTCGAATGTGATCTTCCATTCCGTGAGCATCTGAAAAGCGTTTGAGAGTTCCATTTTCGTTAACAGCGAAGTGACCAACATTTTCTAATACGTCCATTTTGTTGAAAACAATATGTGTTGCTCCATTAATGTTAACGGCTTTCTCCAAGAAGTTTAAGTTCATCCAGTTTACTTGGCGCTTTCTTCCTGTTGTTGCTCCGAACTCTTGCCCTTCCTCTTGAATTTTATTGAAAATATCGCCTGGAGGTTGAAATGTTTTAGAACCCACGTAAGTTTCATAAGACTTTGCTACTCCGTAAATGTTTCTTACTGCTTGTGGTGGAACACCGTTCATAAGCGCCGCTGCTGAAATACAGTTTGAAGAAGTTACATAAGGATAGGAACCCCAATCAATGTCTAGTCCAAAACCTTGTGCTCCCTCGAAAAGAATAACTGGGTTATGTGTTCTCTCGTGTAGTTCTTCGTAGAGGTCAATAAGATAAGGGCGAAGTTCAACAATATCCTCGGCACGAGTTCCAGTTCTAGCAAACTTATCACGGTAAGCGGGACCGTTGCCTCGTTTAGTTGTGCCGATTTTTGATTCTTTTGCTTCTTCGTTAATGTGGTCTTGTGTGATAATGTGAGCGTTTTTAGCAATAAAAACGAGACCTTTGGTTTTTACACCGCCGTCCTCTAACTCTTGAATTTCTTTAAAAAATTGTTCCACGTTGACGACACACCCCGGACCAATAATGGACCGAACGCCAAAAAATACACCGGCAGGTATATGATGAGTAATAAATTTTTTCCCTTGATGAAAGATAGTGTGACCGGCATTGCAACCGCCATTATATCTGATAACATGTGTGTATTCTCCTGTGCGACAAAGGTGATGAGTTACCTTTCCCTTTCCGCAATCGCCATACTGTAAATCAACTACGATATCTGAAATCATTTAAAACCTCCAAATGAGGTTTTATTATAACATAAAGGATTAAATAGTTAAAGTTTTTAGTTTCCGCTACAAGCAGTTTCATCAAGGATTTGTAAAAGGTTTCCGTACATTTGTTCTGCGGAATCAGTAAGTTGCATCATTTTTGCTTTTGTAGAAGCATCAGTAATCGAAGACCATTGAAGATTCGCAAAACCAGAAGTAAAGGCATAAAGATTAAAGTCAAGTGCCGCTTCTATTGCCGCTATTACGTTTGATTCTGTTATCTGTGGAAACAAATAAGATTGTGGTTTCTCGTCTGTAAATAATATAACAACTCTTTTTGTGTCTTCACGCCATTCTACTTCCCATTCTTCTTTTGGAGGTATAGAACCAGCATTATAGTTAATATTTAACCAAGTCGCCGCATTTACATCATAATCTCCACCGCCAACAAGATTTTTAATTGAAAAATAAATGGCGTCTAAACTTTGTTCGTTTCCTCCACTTTGCTGCAGAGGGTCTATCCCAGCGAAAGAAGACATAAAATCTTCAAAGTTATTTAGGTTTGTTTGTAGTTTCATTTTCTCTATTGGGAAAGAAGTTTCAGGGTCGTTTTCTCGAATAGCAATAAGAACAAGTCCCCATCTTATAACCTCTGAATCGCTGTAATAAAGAGCAAACTGACTTAAGGCAGAAAACACAGCATTAATCTCAAAAGTCATAGAACCAGACATATCTACAATAAATAAAATGTCTGTTGGGTCCAGTTCCTTTTCTATAATGCCGTCGCAGTTTGTATCTTCGCCATTACAAATGTCTTCGGTCATAGGAGCAACTTCGTCTAAACAGAAATCAGGAATAAAAGAACCTTCAACATTATTTCCCCATTCTCCTTCTTTACAGAAAGAAAATCCAGGTTTACAAATGCCTACACCCATAGTTTGAGGTGGTCCGCTATAACAAAGAGCATAAAGATCTTCGTCTACAAGTTCGTTGCAGTTGTCGTCGTGATTATTGCACTCTTCTGGGATTATCTTGCCCAAATAAGGGTCGCAGACTTCACCTTCTGCTACAAAGTCTGGGAACCAATGACATTGAGCGAGACAATCCGTCATTTGGAAGGTGGTGCAAAGTTCGTCAGAACATTCACAAGTTTTAAAACCTTCTCCACAAACTAATGGGTTTTCAGCACAAGGAACTAACATTCCAAGGTCTTTTTCTTGACAGAAGCATTCTATTCCTTCGTCGATTTGACCGTCGCAGTCGTCGTCCAAACCATTACAGATTTCTTCTTTTGGTTTTTTTGCGGTGCAGACCCAGTTTCCAGCAACGCAATATTCTAGGTTGTCCTCACAAGCAGTAGAGCAAGGACGCACAATATCTTCGTCTACTGCACCGTCGCAGTCATTATCAATATTATCGCAGGTTTCTTGCGGAACTATCCCACAAAAACCACAAGCATTTAGTTGCCCTTCGTCTGTTTCCCCATCACAGTCGTCGTCAAACCCATTACAAACTTCCTCACCGCAGTTTGCTATGCAATCTGTAAATTTTATTATTCCTTTTACGCAAACTTTGTCCTGTAAACCCTGCCTTCCTTCGTCGTCAACACAAGAAATATCTGTTTCGATAAGATACTGGGTTGGGTTGCATTCTAGCTTTTTTTCGCATTCACCTTCATAGACAATAGTTTTAGGTTCATTACATTCATTTACGCAAATCTGTTTTTGCCAAACCTCGGATAAATCTTCACAGAAATACCAAGAGCAAACAACACATGGGTCTTCCCAAATAGAGTAAGTGTCTTCTTGGATAACTAAATCAACAACGTCTTGTGTGTCTTCTGGTTGGACTGAAACTTCTTTTAGATCTTCCTGTTTATTGGAGCAAGAGGCGACAAGCACCAGAAATGAAAAGAGAATTGACTTCATATAGTAATTATGAATTTTAGGTGAAAGTGTCGTCTATTTGAGGTAATTTTGTGATACGAGTTGAGATAATTCGGTCTCCGTCAGCGTCTTTCATAGTGCCGATTTTTTGACCGACTTGTTGTAGGTAAGTTAATGCTTTTCCTGGTTCAACGTAAAAACGAACATAAAGTTTCATTAGTTTATTATTGTTTGGGTCTCGCTGAATACCTTCGGCGGCACGAATAACAGTGATACCTTCTATTCCACGGATAGCCTCAAACACACGACCATAAAGTTTAGTTGCGCTTTCTGCTTTTACGAGAAGTTCCGCTTCATAAACCGCTTTTTGTTCGGTTAAAAAGTATTTGAAGTTTTCAAAAAGGTTTTTCACAGTTTATTGTCTTACTTACCTGTAACTGCTTTTGCAGTTTTAAGAACGCCCCTAAAAGCATCAGGGGCATCATTTATAATCTCAGCAGTTGTTCGGCTTCCGAAATCCATAATAGACTTAATTACATTTATTGTTTGTGCCTTGTATTCTTTTGGTATATCTGGGCTATCTATTGAACTAATCATATCTTTAAGTTCACTCGTGCCAAGTTTATAAACGACTTTTGCAGCACCTTTTAAGGTGTTAACATCTACCAGTTCTTTTGCATTTTGCAATTTTTCTAGTTCTGCAACTCCTCTTATGAAATGTTCAGCGGTATCAAAGGTTTGCGATTTGGCTGCAATTCCTTTTATAAAGTTGTATTTATCAATACTTATTGGTTTGCCACCAGCGGCTAATTTTGCTTGTGCTTCTGGAGCAAGAAACACTGACATAACTAAAAATAGTAATAATGTCGCAAGTATTTTACATAAGATTGGTCTATTTTTACAAAATTTTCCGACTTTTTCAAAAATTTTTGCACCTGCTTTCAAAGCGGCAAATCCTGCTCTTTTTGCCATTTGCATAATCTGGATTGTTTTTTCAAGAACAAAATCACTTATTTTGTCTTTTACTTTTCCAACTGCTTGACCAATTTTTTGACCAACCTCGCGAGCCTTATCAACAATGCTTTGTTCTAAAATTAGCAATTCTTTTTCAAGTTGATTAAACTCTCTATCAAATTCTTTTTCCCATCTTTCATAGAGTTGAGTTTCGTTTATTACTTTTCTATCGTACTGTTCAAGCATTAACTGATATGGATTTTCATTAAACTTTTTCCAGTTTTCCATTATTAATTTTGTTTCCATTGCAAATTTCCCCTTTGAATCGTAAATATAATTAGTTGCTTTCTTCCAAAGATCCACCAAAACCGGGAGGTGCCGACTTTGATCTTTTATAAGAAGGTTTAGTCATTCCTTTTACTTTATAATTATTACCACCTTTTCCAACAAGACGGATTTTCATTTTCTTGTGTTTCTTTTTTACTGCTTTCTGAAAAGGTTCTTCTTCGTTTAGGTTATCGCAAAACTGCTTCATAGAAAAACCCTTTGGGTTGTCGCACTTCTTTGCTCGTTTTCTTCTTTCTGACTTCGACCACTTTTCTTGGAGACCGTTAGGTTCCATATAGGGATGGTCTTTGAGATACTTCGCCATTTTTGATGATACTTTAAACTTAATCAACTTTCACAAGTTCCTTCTTTTCTTTATCTAGTTTATAACCAGTTATTTCTGGGTCTACCTCGCCAACATTAAAGAAGTCGAAACCAGGGAGAATAGCAATCTTCTGTTCTGGAAAGAACCCTCTTTTTATAAAATGACTTGCCTGTCCTACGACCTCGGTGAAAAGTGCCCCTGCTGCTTCGGGAGGAACTGTTTTCATATGTCTATTGTAGGAGGCGATTTCACCACGAAGGTCAAAACCGGTTTTACCTTGACAGTGGGTCATGTAGTCATGAACTGCTCTCAACTTTAAGTTTAGTTCTGGGTCAAAGACAGGGTGAGTAGTTCCACCAGACCAGATTTTTAGAACGCCGTTTTCTAGGGCGTCTTTACACATTTCTTTTTCGGAGGGATAAGGATCTTCATCTACAAACTGAACGTCTACTCTGGACCCTATTTGTTTAAACATTTTATTTATGAAAGGTTCTAATGCCTCAAACGCAGGAACGGCAGATTCTTCGAAGGTCGGTGCTTTTTCATATGCTTGCGCTACGAGTTCTCCATAGAGATCCCAACCGTTTTCTCCTGGTTTGAGAACCAGTTTTTCATTTAGGAACTGTCTCCAGTTTTCAAATAGAAGTTTCATTTTCAACCTCCGGTATTACAACCGCCCAGTCTTCACCCCATTGGTTTGCTGGTGGAACGTCTCCACGACCAGACCAAGCAGAAAGAACAGAATAAAGTTTATTATCTTCAAGTGCTCTTATTACCTCTGGGTCTTCTCTGAGACTTTCAGGGACATACTGTAAGTCGCTTGTTGGTCTAACTACTACTGATAGTTTGTCTGTCTTGAAATCTTCAAGAGGTTGAGAGGTTTTATAACCTTTGACGAATATTGGTCCTTGTCTGTCTTCTTTCTCTACTTCTACTTCTTGTGCGTTTTCTAACTCTTTTGCCTCACTATCGGGCAAAACCAAGTCATAACCAACACCTGGAACGTTAATAGTATAAACCGCTTGACTTGGGTTTACATCTATCTCTTCTAGTGCTTTATTTACCAAAGATAAATCAAAATCAGCAAATATAGAACCTTTTCCTGGTTCTTTGTGTCCTCTTTCGATATGACCCTTAGCCCAATCAGAAAATATTATTACAGAATCGTTAGTTTTTACAAGTTCGTCGGCTTCCTTTAATATATACTTACGCCAGTTTTCCATTAGAAGCTTCATTTCTTGATAATCTCCACAATAAGTTTGTTCTTACCCATAAGTAGTCTGTGCCAAGTGTAAGCAGGAATAAAATAAGTCTGACCTTTCTCTAACTTCACCGGAACCTCGTTTTCCAGTTGTAAATGCCAATCTTTTGACTTTTCT